ATCGGGAAGATTTTCCCTGAAAATGGCTCGACTAGGCACTATCTGGCTTGACCGGACAAAATATGACCGAATCAACTGAGATTGCCCGAGTTAGGGACGAATCGGCTTACCGAGGTGTCCCAAACCCTCGAATTCACACAAAACTGACCGATTACCCGTCTCACGGCGAGGCTATGATCAAATTCTGCGAGGAAATCGGCTACGAACTGCTCCCTTGGCAACAATGGCTGGCCCATCACTCGCTGAAATACAAACCCGATGGCAGATGGGCTCACCCAGTTGTTACCTTGTTATGCGCTCGGCAACAGGGCAAATCGACTTTTATGGCCCTACAAATCTTGTTCAGAATCTACGTTCTCAAAGAAAAGTTACAGGTTCATACAGCTCACAAGCTGACGACTTCGGCAGAATTGTTTTATAAGATTTACGGCATTATCGAGCAGACTCCCCGATTAGCCGCCGAATTTACTAAGAAGCTTGAAAGTAAGGGATTTCAGGAGCTTCAATTTACTGAAGGCCGACGTTATATCGTCCGAGCCAATAACTCAGCCGGTCGAGGAATTGCCGCCCCTGAAACTATCCACTTAGACGAAGCTCGAGAGTACAAAGACGAAGACGTCTGGTCTGCTCTGCGCTATACCCAAATGGCCAGCCCGAATCCTCAAATCTGGGTTTATTCAAATGCTGGCGATCAACACTCAATCGTTCTCAACAAGTTACGCGAAAGAGCATTAGCCGCAATTCACGGCGGCTCTGATGATATTGGCTGGTTCGAATGGTCTGCGCCTCACGGCATAAAATTCGATAACTCGCCAGACTTCTGGTTAGGTGTCTGCCAAGCTAATCCGTCACTTGGCTACACAGTCCATCCCGATAACATTCGAGCGGTCTTATCAGACCCCGAAGACATTGTCCGCACAGAAGTCTTATGCCAATGGGTCGATACCATCAACCCAGTCATCAACGCTTCCCAATGGGACGCTTGTAAAGTTGAGGGACTCCGACTCAACCCTGAGGCCGATACTTGGTTGGCTATCGATCTAAGTCCGGACAGAAAACAAGCCGCCCTAGTTGCCAGCCAGAAACTTGAAGGTGACCAATTCCAAGTCATCCTTCTTCAGACTTGGCACAATCCTCAGAACTTGGACGATAAAGCTTTGGCCAACGACTTAGCCGATTGGTTCAGAAAATACCCAGTTCAACTGGTGGCTTACTCAGCTCGAACGGCGTCAGCGGTCGCGGCTAGATTGGCTCCGGCTGGAATTAGGACTGAGCCGATTGATGGTCTAGATTATGCTCAAAGTTGCGATGAACTTCTAGGCGCAATTTCATCTCAGCGGTTAGCCCACTCGGGACAGGACGAGCTAACTAAACAATGCCTTTCCGCCGTCAAATTACCTTATGGGGACGGCGGTTGGGTAATGGGTCGGAAAGTCAGTAACGCGGTTATCTGTGGAGCTATTGCTTCGGCAATGGCGACTCACTTCGCCACGAAGTCAAACGATGGCGTCGATATTGTGATTATGTAGCACAGAGGCTTTACAATTTAGTCAAATGGGCGCATTTAGAGATTTCTTCTTTCCAGAAGTAAAAGCCGCAAAAACAGTTGATGTAACTGCCGCGCTAACTCCGGTTCAGATTCAGGATCAGATTTACAACATTCTGGGCGGAGCCACAAATACGACAAGAGCTTTAGCGATGAGCGTTCCTTCCGTCGCTCGCGCTAGAAATATCATTTGCGGAACTATCGGCTCGCTACCTCTCACAACTTTCAATCGCATCACCGGACAGTATGTCGATCCGCATCGCGTTATCAATCAGCCAGACCCTCGCGTCGCTGGATTTGTTATCTATAACTGGCTCGCCGAAGATATTTGGCTCTATGGTGTTGGTTATGGCCAAGTTCTTGAAATGTATTCCGCTACTGATGGCGGACGCGTTAGAGCTTGGACTCGCGTCAGTCCTGACCGCGTCACAGTCGATACAAATTCAAACAACACCGAAATTACGGGTTATCGCGTCGATGGTTCTCCGGTTCCTATCAATGGCGTCGGCTCAATCATTCGCTTTGATGGCCCAGATGAGGGATTACTTCACAGAGCTGGCAAAACGATTACTGCGGCTGTCTTCTTAGAAAATGCGGCTGTCAATTACGCCAAAGAGCCAGCCCCTTCAATGATTTTGAAATCTAACGGCACAAACCTAACCGCCGAAAGAGTTTCTTCACTTTTATCTGCTTGGAAAACTGCTCGTCAAACTCGCTCAACTGCTTTCCTCAATGCTGACGTTGATTTGAAAGAGTTCGGTTTCGATCCTAAGTCGCTTCAGCTCGCAGAGGCTAGACAATACGTCGCCCTCGAGTTGGCTCGCGCTTGCGGAATTCCAGCTTACTTCTTGAGCGCAGAGACGACTTCTATGACTTACTCTAATGCCGTTTCTGAACGGCGATCACTTGTTGATTTCTCTCTGCGCCCAATTCTCAAGGCGATTGAGGAAAGGCTCTCACTTCCGGACTTTGTACCGAATCCGGTTATGACGCGCTTCGCACTTGACGATTTCCTTCGCGGTAACGCATTGGAACGCGCTCAGGTTTATGAAATCCTGAACCGAATCGGCGCGATGAGCGTTGAGCAGATTCAACGAGAGGAAGACCTAATCCCAAATGAAAATTAGTATGCCTATGGTCGTAACTGCGGCCGATACAGTAAAGCGCACAATTAGCGGAACTATTGTGACTTGGAACGAACAGGGCAACACTTCAGTCGGCCCAACTGTGTTCGCTAATGATTCAATCGAAATGAAGCCGGTGAAGTTGCTTCTTGAGCACGACCGCACTCGTCCGATTGGCAAATTGCTATCGCACGAAGTAACCGCTTCCGGAATTGTGGCAACGTTCAAAATCGCTAACACTATGGCCGGAGAAGACGCGTTGATTGAGGCCACAGAAGGTCTGCGCGATGGCTTTAGCGTTGGCGCACAAATCAACGAATGGACAAACGTCAAAGGCGTAATGAGTATTACTTCAGCAACACTCGACGAAGTTTCGCTTGTTACTGATCCAGCAATCGATTCGGCTCGCGTTAGCGAAGTCGCCGCTTCAGAGAATGAAGCAACTAAAGAAGATTCTGCTCCGGCAACCGCTGACGCAGACAAACCAACCGAAGGAGACCAAGTGTCAGACACTACCGCTCCAGTTCCTGCCGTCGAAGAAGCGGTAGAAGCTGCTAAGGTCGAGACAGTTGCGGCATCACGCCCAGCTTTCTACACCGCACCCCGCCTTGAGTTCACAAAGGCAAAATACCTAGAGAACAGCATCCGCGCCGCACTTGGCGACGATGACGCACGTTCTTACCTCCGCGCCGCTGATAACACAACAGACAATGCCGGATTCATCCCAACTCCACAAAGCACAACCCTCATCAATGGCGTATCGAATGGCGATCGCGGATTTATCGATGCTCTTTCCCGCGAAACCCTAGCGGCTTCCGGAATGACCTTCGAATTGCCTCGCATCAACACCGCGCCAACTGTGGCATTGACAAACGAAGAAGGCGCACCTTCTGAGACAGATATGGGCACAGCTTATATTTCTGTCGATGTAAAGAAGTTCGCTGGTCAGCAGACTGTATCCGTCGAACTAATCGACCGCAGTTCTCCAGCTTTCTTTGCTGAACTCGTTCGTCAAATGGAGTTCGCATACGCAAAGGCAACTGATGCTTACGCAGTAACTAGGGCATCCGCAACCGCAACAGCGTCAACCGCAAAGGCTGGCGCAACAGCGGCTAACTACCTTGCTTTCTTTGCTAACGCGGCAAAGAACGTCTATACCGGATCACTCGGCTTTGCTCGCAACGTCGTAGTCTCCCCAGACGTATGGGCTGAAATTATGGGATTGAACGACAATGGTCGCCCAATCTATATCGCTTCCAACCCATCAAACGCAGGCGGCGCACTTTCACCGCTTTCAGTTCGCGGTAACGTCGCAGGTCTTGATCTCTACGTTTCTCGCTCACTCTCTGGAACTGGCGACGGATCAATCTACGTCATCAACCCAGACGCTCTCACATTCTACGAGAGCCCACGTTTGACACTTCAGACCAACGTAATCGCAAGCGGCCAAATCTCCGTAATGTATTACGGCTATGCGGCAGTAGCTCCAAAGCTTCCTGGTGGCTACACAGCAAAC